CGCGAAGCGGGCATTCGGCCTGGACCCGGGTCGCTTCCTGGTCGGTCGGGTGGATACCAACAGCGGGCGCAAGGACTACCCGGCGCTCGTCAAGGCTCTCTGGCCGTTGATGGAGAAGTACTCCGACATCGATGCCCACTTCCAGTGCGAGGACGAAGGGGCGAGCAGTGGCGTCAGGTTCCAGGCGCTGTTGAGCCGGAACGAGAAGGTCGATCCTTCGCGGTTCCACTTCCCCGGTCTCCATTCAAGCTTCGAGGGCTGGCCCCTCGCAGACCTCAACCTCCTCTACTCCGCGTTCGATTGCTTCGTCAGCACGTCACGCGGGGAAGGCTTTGGACTCGGGCTCCTGGAGGCTGCCGCGTGCGGCATCCCCATCGTGGCCCAGAACGTGTCGGCCATCCCAGAAGTGGTCGGCCCGGGCGGGATCCTGGTCGATCCCAAGGACACCTTCACGGTGCCCTCGGGCGAGGACAACTGGCTCCCCGACATCCCTGCCTTCACGAAGGCAATCGAGCGCCTCTACCTGTCCAAGGGCCTTCGCAGGGACCTTGGCAACGCGGGTGCCGCACACGCGCAGTCCTTCTCCTGGGACTACGCGGCCAAGAAGTTCGACGAGTACATCACGGCGCTGGCAGCAATCCAGCCTCCCGCGAGTACTGAAGCGCCGGAGGTTCCCGCATGAACAAGTTCAAGATCTTCGCCCCGATGCTCAAGGCCTCGCTCGACAGCGATGGTCGCAAGCGCCTGCATGGCATCGCCAGCTCCACCATCAAGGATCGCCACGGCGACACGATGACCGAGAGCGCGCTCATGGACATGGAGCGCAGCGCGAACAACAACCTCACGATCTTCCTCAACCACAGCTACATGGTTCCCGAGGACGTGGCTGGCTCGGTCGAGCGGGCAGTGCTCCGCTCCCATCCCCAGGACGCCAGCGTCCACGACCTGACCCTCGACATCGCGATCAACGAGTCGAACCCCCGGGCTGTCAGCGCCTGGGAGGCGATCCAGTCCGGGACGCAGCTCGGCCTCTCGATCGGGGCCATGATCCCGGAGGGTGGCGTCAAGCGCCAGAAGGGCGGCTCGCTGGAGATCAACCACGTCGAGCTGCTCGAGACCTCACTCGTCGGCGTGCCGGCCAACCCGCGCTCCTGGGTCGAGTACGCCGTCAAGAGCATCGACGGCAAGGAGTTTGCCGCAGAGGACGAGGAGCTGGACGAGAGCGAGGCAGAGGCTGCCGACACCGTCATGGCCGCCATCGACGCCGATGAGCTGGATCACGTCGATGACCCGGCCGAGGACGAGACCAACGATGCTGGCCGGCCGATCGAGCCGGGTGCGCAGATCGTAGGTGAAGAGATCGTCCAGGAGGAACTCAAGGACCAGACGGGTTCCTCCGAGAAAGACACAACCCCTGACATCACCGACGCGACGGTGTCCATCGAGACCCCGTTCGCGAACATCACCGTTGACACCGGACGCGGCAAGCCCGCGGCTGGCGCCTCGCAGGAAGCTCCCTCGAGCGACCCTGAGACCGAGGACACGGACACCGAGGCCGAGAGCCTGTCCAACCCCTGGGCGGCTATCGGTCTCAGCGACGATCCCGAGGTGGAGCCCGTCACCACGGAGCTACAGGTCCAACTGGATCCTGCCGTCGGTGAGGGCGTGCAACTCGCAGCGGACCTCCTGAGTGCGATCACCCGCGAGCTGGTCGACACGAAGAAGGAGCTGGCAGACGCCCTCTCGGAGAGGGACCAGGCGATGGCGGCGACCGAGAAGGTCCTCCGCGATACGCAGGTCCTCCTTGATCGCCTGTCCAAGACCCCGATCGGACGCCGAACCACGGTCCGCCAGGTGAGCGACGAGTTCGCCAGCCTCAAGGCGGTCTACGGCGAGGACTTCCTCAACCTCCTGAAGAAAGGCTGATACCAGACATGGGACTTTCCCCTGAGCTGGCTGCCCTCCTTCGGAGCGTCAACGAGACGCACGAGCAGCTCGCAGAGCCGCTTGATCATCTCAACGACGCCCCGAACGTCGCGACCCCCATCACCAAGGGGATCGAGGACCAGGGCACCCCAGAGCCGGCCTCGCGCCGGTACATCACCCCCGACGAGCGGGACCAGATCTCCACCGCGCTTCGCACGAAGAGCATCCCGGAGATCGCCCAGCTCATCACCCGCCAGGCGTCCCGCCGCGACACGGGCATTCCGCTCGACGTGTGGCTGAACACGGCGGGCTTCGCGGCCCAGAACGCATTCAGCGGCCTGAGTCGAGAGCTGGACCCGGATGTGGCCAAGGCCCTTGACACGGGCCAGGTCAGCGCGCTGATCCGCCAGGACCTCGAGCCGATGCTCTATGAGGTCTTCATCCGCATGTTCCCGGCCTACGATCGGTTCCCCAAGGAACCGGCCAACGGCCTCCTGCATGCCTGGAACCAGATCACCGCCTATGGCGATGCGCAGTTCATGGCAGAGCTGGGCACCGTCACCGACGACCAGAGCACCTTCGAGCGCAAGTCGACCAACATCGCGATCCTCGCCACCCGGCGCGGCATCTCGCTGAAGTCGCAGTTTGCGGTCATGGCCGGCGGCATGAACTACAACCCTGAGAGCATCGAGCTTCAGGGTGGTCTTCGCGCCATCAGCCACAAGATGCAGAAGACGATCTTCGGCGGCAACGCCGCAGACAGCGGCGGCACAGCGGCGAACGAGCTTGGCCTCTACGACGCCAACGGCTTCACCGGTCTCCGCTCGGCCCTGAACACCGTCAACGCGGTCGACATGGATCCGTCCACGTTCGTGTTCGAGACCTCCTCGACCTGGGCTGACGGTTCCTTCCGCAACGCGGTGGACAAGGCCGTCCTCCCGGTGATCCAGACCCAGGGCCGTCCCACGATCATGTGGGGCCATCCCCAGGAGAAGATCACCTTCGACGAGCAGCAGGACCAGAACGTCCGGCTGGTGGGTCCGCAGTACGTGAACATCGGCGTGGGCGCTACCGCCCAGGCCGTGAACACGGTCGCGGGCCAGATTCCCTTCGCCGTTGTCCCGGGCGACTCGATCGCCAGCTACAACGACGACACGGATGGCACCCTCCGGCGTGACCTGTACCTCCTCGATGAGGCGTCGATCACCCTCCCGTACCTCGGCTCCCCGGGACCGACGGTCCTCGAGATCCCGATCGGCATCGCGGGCCAGCTCACCCACATGTACATCATGTTCTTGATGAATGGGTTGGCCGTGAAGGTCCTGCCCTGGAACAACAAGATCAGGGTCAAGGTCTCCGCGTAGGCCAGATGGTGGTGGGGGCCGGCTACGGTCGGCCCCCTCACCGCCAGGGAGGGCATCCATGTACCTGACCCCGCAGCGGTTCAGGGAGATGGGCTTCGGCATCGACATCTCCGAGCTGGACGATACGGAGCTGCTCTCGTTGTGCAAGCAGGCGTCGGCCATCGTCGACTCCTACTGCAACGTGCCCCGGATCCCGCAGAAGCATGACTTTCGCGGCGGCACGATCGTCGAGGAGACACACACCTGGGGCTATCCCCAGACGCCGTTCGACATCGGCCGGCGCCGAATGTACCTGTTCCACTACCCGGTCATCGCGATCGAGCAGTTCCGCATCTACGTCACCAACACCCAGTACATCAACATCGCCCCGACCGAGTTGATGATCAACAAGACGGAGCGGTACTTCGAGGTGGTGTCCCTGGCGATGACGGGCGCAGGCCTGTTCAACGCCTTGATCATCCCAAACGTCGCTCTCGCCGTTCCTCTTGCGAAGACCACCTACACCTACGGCTGGGACTTCACCGAGATCGACGAGGAGCTGACCTGCACCGACGGCCAGACCTGGCAGGCGCAGAACCAGTTCTGGCACACCGATACCGGTCGGGAGCCCGTGATCAAGGTCAACGGGGCGGTCGTCACCAGTGGCTACACGGTCAACCCCCAGGAGGGGACGGTCGTCTTCACCGACAACCTCCTCGCCAGCGATGAGGTGACCGCGACCTACCACTACAAGCTTCCGTCCGACATCCAGTTCGGGACCGCACACATCGTGGCCCACCTCCACGGAGAGGCAGAGCTGCACGCTCGAGGCATGGCGCACCTGACCAGTCTCAAGGTCGCTGAGGTGACCATGGAGCGCCGCAGCCCAGCGGGCAACGCTCTCCTGGCCCGGAACCTCGACACGCTCATCCCGGAGGCAGCGATGCTCCTGGGCGCGTACCGGGCTGACAATTTGACGGTGAGGTAGGGCCAATGCCCAAGCAGGATCGCTTCCTCACCGAGAAGCAGATGGATCGGGTCCGGGACATGGCCCTGCTGGGGATGGTCACCCCGATCACCATCGAGCGCAGGGCAGAGGTTGCTCCGCCGGTGGGTGGTGATTACGGAGACGACTTCCTCGCCTACACGGTCACGCCGGAGAGCCGCCGGACCGAGGTGCGGGGCTGGTTCTACTCCTCTCCGACGCCGGAGCAGCACATCGACAACGGCCAGGTGGTCACGGTCAACACCTACCGCCTCTACCTGCCGGTCGGGACGGACGTGCTCGTGGGCGACCACGTCCACGTCGGCGTAGAGGACTACACGGTCAGCGACACCACCGCCGAAGGATCCTGGCTACCGCTCCTGACGTGCAGTCTGAGGAAGCGCGAATGAGCACTCTCATGCAGGTCGGAGAGGCCATCTTCGAGGCAGCAACCGACGCCCTGGGCCAGGGGGCACAGGTCGTCGAGGCGCGTGCCAAGCAGTTGGCTCCGGTCAGGAACCTGTTCACCGACACGAAGTACGGCATCCGCTTCAAGCGGGTCAGCGAGATCGATCACGACCGGATCATGCGCACTCATCTGGGCCTGGGGCCTGACCTGGCGACGAAGATGCCCAAGACCATCTACGACCGCAGCTCCCCGTCCAAGGCGTCCGACAAGTACTGGCAGATCACAGGTGGCCGGCCTCCTGCCCACTGGGCCCGGCGGACAGTGAACCCGGAGAGCAGGTCGGGCGGGGCCAACTGGTTGCTTGCCAACTACAAGGACGAGATGGCCGCCCGCAAGGGGGCCAGGAAGGCGAAGCAGTATCGGGCGCCCGAGCCGACCACCCTGTCCCGCAGGGGCGCCGCGGAGGTCAAGAGCGGCCGGGCCGCGTACATGAGCAAGGTCGGAGCTGTCTCGCGGATGACCATTGGCGGTCGCCTGCGGGGGGAGATCTTCTCCACCCCGGCTGTACCCAAGGGAAAGCGTGCCGAGGCATGGGTGATCTCGCCCACGCGGTACGCGAAGTACATGGAGTTCGGGACGCGGCACAACGCGGCCCACCCATTCCTGCGCCCGGCACTCCACGAGAGCCGGGAGACCATCGTCAGCCTCGTCAGGGCTGCTGTCGCCAACGCTGCTCGCACCAGCGGCGAGGCGGGAGCCATCGAGATCAAGGTGCGACTGTGAAGGGGAACGGATGACCACATCTTCCGCCCCCGTCAAGCGAGCAATCGTGCAGAAGCTTCGCGCTTCTCCGGCTCTTGTGTCCGCCATCGCAGGCGGTATCCACGAGGGGATTGCTCCCCGCAAAGTCCGCTACCCGTTCATCGTCTACCAGCTCATCACGGCCTCGTATTCGTATACCTGGTCGAACGTGATCCTGGCGCCGATGTTCGACGTGTGGGTCTATGCGGAGAACCCCGTCGATGCCAATAACATCGACGCGCTCATCAACTCTGCACTCGCCGAGGCTGTGCTGGACGTTGAAGAGCAGTCCACCATGCTTTGCCGACGAGTGGCTGATCTGCCGACGGGGCCAGACATCGACTCGGAGGGCAAGCGCATCTACCAGGTTGGAGGCTCGTACTCCATCTGGACCGAACAGCCAGGGAGCTAGCCCATGGCTGTGACCACGATCCACGGCAAGAACGGTGCCATCTACATCAACGAGGTGAAGGTCACCAACAAGACCGAATGGAACCTCAACATGTCCCGCGATTACGCGGACGTATCCACGTTCCGTGACAGGAACAAGGTGTACGCCGCAGGGTTGCGTGACATCTCGGGGACTTTCTCGGGCCTGTTCTCGACGGACGGGGATCTCGCTCTTCTCTACAGCGATGGCGTTGCCTACAACGTGAAGCTGTACGCGGAGGATCCGGGGATCCTGGTCGCCGAGGGACCAGCCTTCCTTGATGCCAGTGTCACCGCCTCGAACTCGGACGCAGTCCGTTGTTCGGGGAACTTCCGCGCCGCAGGTACGTGGATCGTCTACTAGCTTTCACTGAAAGGAATGCCCCGTGGCAGTTTCAGGAACCGCCCTACACGGCAAGAATGGCGCGATCTACCTCCACGGCGCCAAGGGCGCTGGGGGTGTCAAGCTCGTCAACAAGACCGAGTGGACGCTGAACCTCTCGAGGGACTACGTCGACTCCACGGTCTTCGGCGACACGAACAAAACCTACCTGGTCGGCCTCAAGGACATCCAGGGCCAGTTCGCCGGCCTCCTCTACGTCGCAGGCGATGCCCAGGTCAACGCGACCAACTCGGACGCGATCGACATCTACCTCTACGGTGACGACCGTGACAGCTTCGAGCTGCTGATCGCCAGCGGCCCGGGCCTGATGGACGCCTCCATCACCGCGTCCAACACCGACGCGATCAAGACCAGCGGAAACTTCCGGGCGGCAGGCGCCTGGGCCGTGTTCTCGACCGGTTCCCTCTAACAGCGGGAACCCTCTCGTAACATCCGATGACGACGGGGTCGGCTTTCACATAGCCCCTCCCGGCCTTGGCCGGCCCCGTTTCATCGAAAGGATGGCGAATGGGATATCTGTTCAAGCAGATCAAGTCCGGTACATACCGACCAGCCGGCATGATCGACATTCCATTTCTCGGGGCAAAGGTCGGCGAAATCAAGACTTGGACGTTGCAACGGCGTGGAGATGAGGGTCCCGATGCGGGCCTTTACGATCTTCACGCCGTCCTTTCATTCATGAGCGAGGCGCTCTGGAACGATGACGAGTACACCAAGCGTGTGGTCGTCAACATCAGTCCATTCAGGCAGTACAGGCTCGAACAGATCCCGGGGATGCGAACGGTCCTCACCGGGCGGAGCCTTCTGATCGAAGGAGTAACTCTCAATGGCACGGACGACGACTCTCGCACCTGACTTCCTGGAGGAAGAGGTTACTGTCCGCGGGACGACCTACCGCCTCCGCGAATTGTCAATCGGTGACTACGACGAGCTGGTGAAGAAGGCAACCCACTCGATCACAAACCCGATCACGGGCGATGACCAGGAGACGGTCGACAACTCCCTCCTGCTCAAGCTGATGGTCATTCGCTGCTCGGTCGAGCCCAAGCTCACCGCCGAGTCGCTTTCCGCCATGCCGATGAGGGTGGTCCTCAAGCTCAACCAGACGGTCAACCGGATGCACTACGGCGACGAGCCGGAGAGCAAGCCGGATGCTGCTCCCGATGAGGGTGAGCAGGGAAACGCCTGACCACTCGTGACCTCATCTTCCGTATCGCTCGCTGGTACGGGAAATGGCCTCACGAGGTAGCAGCACTCCCTTTTCATCTCTACCTCGCCTTGCGCGAGGACTGGGTCGCGGTCCACGCCCAGGGCACCCCCGACGGAAACGTCGGGCCCACTCCCGAAGACGTGGTCGAGTTCAACGCTGAGGCTTTCAGGGGAGAGTCGGTGTAGCGATCGGGAGATCCGATGGCTGGAGAAACGGGCGAGATCAGCAGCGTTGGCGTGAAGCTCACGCTCGAGGCTGGAGATTTCCTGACAGGACTCGGCCAGGCCGAGTCCAAGATGAACGCGCTCCAGGAGCAGGCGAAGACAGCCGGCTCCGCGGCGTCCCAGTTGACTGCCGGACGGGGATCTTCCTCGTCCGGGTCTCTGGCTGCCCAGGACCAGACCACCGTCTCCGTCGGGCTTACCGTCAGCAAGGCAGCGATCAAGGAACTCCGAACCCAGATCACGAGCGATCTGGGTTCGATCCCAGTCACGATCGATCCCATCCTGTCCAAGGAGGGACTGGCCTCGATCAAGAGCATGCTGGGATCCGTCGTGGCCGACATGTACGGCAGCTCCCAGCAAACGTCCGAGGAACGCGTCTCCCGCTCCGTACGCAAGGGTCCGCAGCGCCGAGAGTTCGGTGGTCCCGTGTCCGCCGGACATCCCTATCTCGTGGGCGAGAAGCGGGCCGAGGTCTTCAGGCCCAGCACTTCGGGCGTGATCTTCCCCGACGCTGACCAGTACCGCCGCCGCGAGATGGAGTCCGTTCGCCGCGAGCAGCAGAAGCAGGTCGACCACCAGAGGAACATCGCCACCTACATGCAGCGCATGGCGGGTGGCCCCGTTGAGCCCCAGGGACCGCTCCAGCGCCGCCACGAGCGTGAGATCGGGCGCATCCGTGGTGGTGGCGTTCGCGGCCACGGCGGGAAGTACGGGTCGGCGAGGCCCGGATCCTCTAGGACGGCATTCGCAGAACCGGGGTGGGCTCATCATGTAACGGACGAACTCAACCCCATCCGAAGTTCGAGCATCCCCGGCGTGAGGCCACTTTCCCGTGGCTTCTATGGCGAGCCGTCGTCCTCGTGGTGGGGCGGAGGGATCCAGCCCCGGTACGGCCATGCCGCCGTTCGCACACGCCCGACACGGGACTTCCTGAACGAAGGCACCTACTTCGACTCCGCCGGATCTCCGTCACCAGTCTGGCGAACCTCGAGCGTCGTCCCGCGCCCTCGCCTCCAGTACTGGGGCGACGACAACGACTGGCACAGCTTCCGGCGTGGCCGCGCCCGCATGGCCGGCGGGCCCGTGGAGCCCCAGGGTCCTCTGCAGCGCCGCCTGGCGGGTCTGCCGCCCCTTGAGCGACCTCGGCCCCAGCCAGTTGACACTCGCCCGGTAGAACCGGAATGGATGCGGCGCGCCCGCGAGCGCACGCTGCCGCCCAAGCAGTACCAGATGTCCGGTGGACCGGTCTTCGCAATGCGTCCGGGTGGCAGCCACACAGGGCTGCGCGGAGACAGGTTCCGAAGCGCCCCCCCCAACCCCCCGCACAAGCAGCTCAGGGCGCGGCTGAACGACTACGGCTACCAGTCCCAGCATCAGGTTGACCTCGGTGATCTTGCCGAGCAGATGATGGGTGCCTGGGCGGGCTCCTCGCGCAACGACACGAGTGCCCTCACCCAGCTCGCGGCTGCCGATGAGTTCGGCATCGACCCGGGCCGACATCGGAGCAGGCATGATCGCGACCGGGGAGCCCGGATGCGGATCCTCCGGGAGGCGCATAGCCAGACCCAGGAAATGCTGCAGGAGCAGAGGATCAAGGAGGTTGACCTCTTCCGTGGCGCACGCGTATCGGAGGACTTCGCCTTCGGGGACGAGGCCCAGCTCTGGGATCAGAACCCGCTGTCCTCGTGGACGACCGATGCCAAGACAGCCCGGTACTTCGCCAACTCGAGGAGCACGAAGGGGAAGAAGCCCGTCGTCTTCTCTGCCAGGGTTCCTGCATCGAGGATCCTGAGCGGTCCCGAGAGCGGGTTCGGGGCGACGGGCGAGAGCGAGTTCGTGGTCCTGGGATCGCCTACGGGGATGGACTTCGTCTCAGCCTACGACCCGGAGGACAAGCGTCTTCGGAAGCGTCGTACACCGTTCTCGCGCCGCCAGGGTGGCGGCCGTGTCCGTCCGTCCCGTTCGCTCGAGTCCCGCGCCCTGCGCATGTTCGGCGAGACGGACGAGATCACCGAAGCCGGATACGTCACCCCGTCTGGGCGCTACCTCGACTTCAGCGGTCGGCACCAGGCCGGCGGCTACAGGCGGGAGGGGAACCGCTTCGTTCCCGAGAGCCGCCGCAACCCCCGGGACTACCTCGCCTACCAGCGCAACGTCGATCATCGTGAGGCGTGGCCGCTCTTCCCTGATCGCTCCCGGGGGACTGACTCCGAGGCGATGAACTGGATGATGGAGCGCGGCTTCATCCGCGTGTTCAGGGCCGACCCGGACGAAGAGTCGTTCATGGGCTCGATCGTCAAGCCGATCAACGAGCGGCAGGCCGAGCGGATCCGGCGGGACATGCCCTCCCGGACACGGGCCATCTTCGACATCCACGATCGCCACGGGTACGTCAAGGGTGAGGTCGGCGATAGCGACGACCAACTCCCGCCGTACCTCGGTCGGGCCATTCGCGAGGCGAATGAGATTGCGTCGTTCAACCCTTGGTCGGACTTCAAAGGTCGCAAGTTCATGCGC